TGGGTCGCGCAGTAAATGATTACAAGCGTGATGAATATGGCAGACCAACTTGGACTTCTATCAAAGATATAAAATCAGATGACTTCCCAATTCCTGCTGATTTTGCCAACATTGGATATACAAAAGGCGCAAGGGATTGGGCTGGAAAACAACTGATGGACAGATTACGAATGAAATATGTCAAGGTTCTTACGGCTGAAGGACAGAAACTTCTTGAGGGACCAATCGACCTTGACGGAGACGGATTGGTTTACGACGGTACAGCCCGTGAGAAACCAGCACCAAGTCGCGGAAATAAATAAACTGGGGTATAATTAGATTATGACAAGTAGACGAGACCGACTCAAAGCCATCCAAGAGGCTTATGCTAATTGGGAGCAGGGGGTCAGATTTACTTCCGAGACTGGCGCATCCGATGAGGATGAATCACGAATCATGGACGAAGTTTCAACCATCCTTGAGGGAAATAAACCCCAGTCAGAATAACATCCGCTATTCTTAGTTCATGGCGGATATTGCTCCTAAACTCATTCATCTAAGCGCTGAGAAACTCCTAGCGCTACACGATAATGTCCATAAGTCCACAAACCCAACGCCCGCTGAGATTGAAGTCCACCACACAGTTCTCAATGAGATGGCTCGTCGAAAGATGGAGCGTCCAAGCGATGATTGGGATAAATACGAGATTCTAATTGATTCAATCGACAATGTAGACCTGACCTCTATCGGTGGATTACCAGCCGAGGCAGTCCTAGAAGTTATCAAATCAACAGGCGAGACCGAAGCCAATATCAAAACATTCTTGACCGTAGACGGTTATCAAATGCGGATTGAACCAGTCGAAAAACGGATTCAAGAAGAAGATGGAAAATGGGTTGTTTACAACGAAGAGGGAACTCGTCGTTTTGGAAGTTACGATACAAAAGATGAGGCAGAGGCACGGCTTCGTCAGATACACGCTTTTAGAAAAGCCGAGGATGGATACACACCTCCTCAAGCAGTTCGCACCGCGGCGCAACGAGCGATTGAATGGATTGATGCTGGCATGGCTGGCGGAGGATTTACAAGAACAGGAAGAACAAGAGCGGGTCAATTAGCCCGAGGCGAAAGCGTTTCAATCGAAACTTTGAAGCGCATGAAATCTTTCTTTTCTCGACACGAAGTAGACAAAAGAGCAGTTGGATTTAGCAGAGGAGAAAAAGGTTTTCCTTCCGCTGGTCGTGTTTCTTGGGATGCTTGGGGTGGAGATGCTGGATTCGCTTGGGCGGAAGCGATGGTGGAGCGATATGAAAACGAAGTCAAAAAACATGGAGACCATGACCAAAGTTCACGCGGAGCGTGGGCTACTGGAGGCGGTGGCGGAGAGGCTGGCTCGTCATCTCGTCCCCGTATGGCAGATGATGTCAAACCCGAACCTGATAGAACACCCGCCGCGGTCAAACAAGACGAACGACTCCGTAGAGACGCTGAAGCAGTTGAACCAGCCGTAACAAGTTTGATGGAAGGTATCGCCAAAACTATTGGAGCAGATTTCGCAGTTCTTGATGGTAAGAGTTCTCTTGAACAAAGATTGAAGTCCACAGATTCGCTTGCTCGCAAGATTGATGCCGATGCTGAAAAAGACCACGGTGGAGATAGAGAGAAAGCGGCTAACGCAATTTCTGATGCTGTTCGATACACACTCAATGTTGATGGAGAGAAATACGCAGACGGTGTTGAAAAAACTATTGGCGCACTAGAACAAACAGGTTGGAAAGTTGAATCAGTCAAAAACTTTTGGCAACAAGGCGACCCTTACGATGGAACTAATATCAAGTTGAGCAAAGATGGTGTCAAGGTTGAATTACAACTACACACACCACAATCTCATAAAATCAAAGAAGTAGACCTTCATGATGATTATGAGACATATCGTAAATCAACGGATAATGCCGAACGCAGGAGATTGTGGGATGGCATGGTCGAGAAGGCTAAGGCGATTCCACGCCCTGCCAATATGGGCAAACTTTTGAGCCTTGGAACCCTTGTAGTCCAAACCTTTGAGACCGCTCAACAGGCTGGATTGACTAAATCAACTGGGGTTGATATTATGTGGTCAATAACGAGAGGAGGCGTAGCCGTATGCGGTATTTCGCTAAATTAGGCGCAAACAACGAGGCGATAAACATTTATCGTTTCAATGTAGGCGAGACGGATATAACCGAACAGCGTTGGGACTCTCGCTCAAGTTCATGGGTAGATAACCCCGATGCCGATGTAGTTCGATACCTGACCCAAGGAGAAGGCGACTTTCAAGAAGTCGTCGAGGATGTTGCGGTCAAGATATTTCCTGAAGCGTTCAAAGACATCACTAAGGCTCTCGGCAAGTTCAATCTACAAAAAGCCGAGGGCGAAAAGCGTTACACACTCGGGGCTATGTATATCCCCGATATGGAAGATGCTCATGGCGAATGGACAGATTCAGATGAATTACAAAGAGCAGTTTGGGATTATGTTCGAAGCAATGACCGACGCATCAGACTTCAGCACAATCGTGATGTAGTTGCTGGCGAATGGGTAGAAGTTATGTCATTCCCTTATTCATTGACAGTTCCAATCACAACTCCTGAAGGAACAGAATCAGAACACACATATCCAGCGCACACAGTTTTTCTAGGTGTTATTTGGGAACCTTGGGCTTGGCAATTAGTTACCGAAGGAAAGATTCGAGGCTATTCAATCGGCGGTAAAGCCGAGCGTTTATATGTTGATATTGATGTAGAAAAAGGCGAACCATCAGTCTCAGATGTCCATGTTGATACAATTATGAACCCGCAAAAGAAGAAGCCCAAAAAGGAAGAGACAGTATGAAAAAAGACCTCAGAATGTTAGGCGAACTTCGCAAGGGTCCGCTTGCTGGTATGGACGATGATGAATTCAAAATGATTGAAGATGATGTCAAAAAGTTCGGCTTCAAAGGTCTTAGCGGATACGCAAAATCAATGGTTCAAGAGGCTATGCGCCGTCTTGGTACCGCTATCAATAAGTCGGTAGAAGAAAAAAAAAATTAGAATTATCTAAGGCAATCTCAGTAGGAGATTTCGTTAGATGGGATGCTTCAGGTGGAAGCGCTCAAGGAAAAGTTTTACGCATTGAACGCTCAGGTCGTATCAATGTTCCAAATTCTTCTTTCAATATCCAAGGAACTGAAGATGACCCTGCGGTATTGATTGCGTTATATCGTGATGGGAAACCAACAGATACAAAAGTTGGTCATAAACTTTCAACGCTAAGAGCATCAAAGATTGAAAAACATGGTGACCATGACCAATCTGCTCATGGCGATTGGCGTCGAGGCGATGATTCTGAAGGTGAAGATTCCTCAGAGCCAAAAAATTACTTATCAAGCGACCATTACATCCCAAACAAAGATGATTCCGAAGGTGAATTCGGTGATGGGGACTACGATAATCCTAAGCACATGGATACTATGGATTATCCAAGAAAGAAAAAAGGCTAATTGTGGCTAACATAATTGATGACACGCTTCAGATTCTCAAGTCAATGAATCTCAATGCTCACCGAGTTTCAACCCCGCCTGGGTATGCTGGTATCCAAGTTGAATTACCTAATGACTCGCAAGCCTTTTTTGTTTGGACAAAGATTGACGCAACAGATTTCCATTTTAGATTGGCTCGCTTTTGGGCAAACGAAAACCCATTCTCTATGTGGGTTTCTCCTGATTTGATTGAAGCCTTGGCTAGAACGCGGGTCATGACCAATCAGTAAAAAGAGGGTCGAATTACACTTATGTTATTATTTGTTGGTCAAGACCCGAGGTTAGTTTTATTAGCCCAATGCTAAAAATCTGCCTCTAGTTGTAAGGAGCAAACTTTGGCAAAGCCCCGTACTCGCAAAATGGTGAATCTAGCCATCGAAGAGACCAGCGGTGTAGACCATCCCGCTCATCTACATGAAGGCTGGCTCGTAATGAAGTCAGCGTCCGAATCTGAAGTTCAGAGGGTACTCGACTAATCGCTGACCGAGGAGGACTCCAATATGGAGGAAACAACTACCACGGCACCTGAAGAGCAGGTTGAAAAAACCGTAGAGGAAGAACTTGCGGCGGCTAAAGCCCGCATCGCAGAACTCGAAGCCAAACTCGCCGAAAAGGAACAAAAGCCTGAACTGGAAGTTGAAATGGCGATGGGTCAAGACTCTATGGAACCAAAGAAGGAAGAAGAGGACTACATGAAGTCCGCTCCTGCTCCAGTTGTCAAAATGATTGAGGACTTGAGAAAGCAAGCAGAATCAGCAACCGCTGAACTTCGCAAAGAACGCGAAGCCCGTGCTGACGCTCAAGCCGTTGAAAAAGCAAAGGGATGGAGCAATCTAAATCTCAATGCTGAAAAAGTTGGACCAGCGCTTCGTCGCTTGTCTGAAACAGATTCAGAACTAGCAAAGAGCATTGAAGAAGTTCTTTCTTCAGTAAACGCTCAGGCTGAATCAGCATCTATTTTTGCGGAAATCGGCAAGTCCGCGGACATCAAACAGGGCAATGCTTATGAGCGTATGACCGCTATGGCAAAGTCGGCTGTTGATGAGGGTGTAGCAAAGTCATTCGCGCAAGCAATGGCTGATATTGCTACAAAGAACCCTGACCTTTACAGCCAATACCTCTCCGAGAAAGGTGCCTAAAACATGGCATACGAAATCTCTAATTACTCGGTAAAGGTCACCCTCGTCGCAGGTGCCGACCTTTCCAGTAAGCAGTACAACTTCGTCAAGTTGAATTCATCAGGTGAAGCAATCGCAATCGCGGCAATCACCGATGTTCCAGTTGGCGTTCTACAAAATGCTCCAACCGCAGGACAAGAAGCAGAAGTTCTTGTTTCAGGTGGAACTAAACTCGTTGCGGGAGAAGCAATTACTCTTCCAGCGTTCCTTAGTGTTACTTCAGCAGGTAAAGCAGACAAAATTGCTGTGACAGATACAACCCAATATGTTGTCGGTCAAGCACTAACCGCGGCTGGCGCTGATGCTGAAATCATCACCGCTGTCGTGAACTGTGCTAACCCAACGAGAGCGAACTAGGGGGGCTAACTAAAAATGCCACAGCCACATATCAATTCCGTCCATGTGGACGCAATCCTTACCAACATTTCTGTTGCGTACTTACAAAATCAGGATAACTTCATCGCTGACAAGGTATTCCCTGTAATCCCTGTCGATAAGAAGAGCGATAAATACTTCACCTACACCAAGAACGATTGGTTCCGCGATGAGGCTCAACGCCGTGCGCCTGGAACTGAATCCGCTGGTGGCGGTTATGGTCTCTCAACTGGAACATACTCATGCGATGTATGGGCGTTCCACAAAGATGTAGATGACCAAACTGTTGCTAACGCAGATGCTCCTTTGAACCCACTCCGCGAAGCGGCAGAGTTTGTAACTCGTCGCCTCATGCTTCGTCGTGAACTTCAATGGGTTTCTGATTTCTTCGGAACTGGCGTATGGGCTGACGACATCACAGGTGTCTCAGGCGCTCCATCTTCAGGAGAAACAAAGCAATGGTCTGACTACACTTCATCTGACCCAATCTCAGATATTGAAGCAGGTAAGGCTGAAATTCTTTCTAATACAGGAATGGAAGCGAACACTCTTGTTCTTGGATACGATGTATTCAAGTCACTCAAGAATCACCCTGACTTGGTAGACCGTATCAAGTACACATCTTCACAGACAATCACAACCGATATGTTGGGCGCAATGTTCGACATTCCTCGCGTTATGGTTGCTAAGGCAGTCAAGGCAACAAACAAGGAAGGCGCAAGCGACGCCTATGGCTTCGCACACGGCAAGAAGGCTCTTCTCTGCCATGTCGCTCCTCAGCCTGGACTCCTAACCCCTTCCGCTGGATACACATTCTCATGGACTGGCGTATCAGGCGGACTCGGCGCAACAATCGGAACTTCACAGTTCCGTATGGAATCCATCAAGTCAGACCGTGTTGAAGCAGAAATGGCTTTCGATAACAAAGTTATCTCTTCTGACCTCGGCTACTTTTGGAACACAATCGTCGCTTAGTTCACGAAAGAAGGGGGTGGGACTTTTGAAGGTCTCATCCCCTTCCTTTATATTTAGGAGAAAAAATGGCATTAGTAAACAGACTTTCCAAGGGTGAAGTAGCAGTAGGCGCTCTACAAGTTGGAGATAACGACACCGTTTACGGTATCGAATTCGGAACAGTAGCAATCGACCCTGCTAACCTCAACGCAACAACCCGTGGTGCGACAACATTTACTTTGACAGGTGCGGCGACAACCGACATCATCATCGTAAATCCACCATCAGATTTGAATGATGATTTGATTTTCTGTGGAGCCGCAGTTACAGCCGCAGATACAGTCACCATCTATCTTTACAACCCAACCGCAGGTGCTATCAACCAAGCGGAAGCAACATTCTCATACTGCTGGATTGATACCACCGCGTAACATGAAAGCAGAAATCCTCAAATCAATGCTTGTTGATGGTCGCAAACTTGTGGCTGGAGACATTGTAGAAGTAAAAGGTTGGCGCCATGCTAAATCATTGGCTAATAACCGATACATCAGATTCATTGAAGATAAGGAAGAAGTAGCCGAAGTTGAAAAACCAAAGGCTACAAAAAAGAAAAAAGAAGTCGCTGAATAGCGTAAGGGGCGATTCGGTAAAATGAATTGCCCCTTTCTTTCTTAGGAGTTTATATGGCAGTCACACACGCAAGAGTTTCCGTAGGAACCACGGCAACAAAACTCACTTCTGATTATGATGGCAAAGACGGACAAACCATCAATGTACAAAACCCTTCGGCAAGCACAACCGTCTATTTAGGCGGAGAGGGCGTTACCACAACTGATTATGGTTATGCGCTCGCTGGAGGAACAAGTTTCTCTATTGAGTTACAGGACGACGAAAAACTCTATGGAGTCGTAGCAACAAGCACACAGACCGTAAATATCATCCGTCAAGGAACCTGATAAATGGCTCTGCCAACAACGCTATCGACTTGTACGGTTGTTGGAACTTATGTTGATTTGAGCGGGAACCCTGTTCGTGGCTCCATCAATATAACTCCTCAAACGATTCTCAAAGAAGTCACAGAGAATGTAATTATTATTCCTGTTGTCATTCAAAAGACTTTCGATGCGACTGGCTCATTTACTGTTGTTTTACCCGTAACAAGCGATACAGATGTAACAC